AATCTTCCCTTTTCATCTCTAGGTGCTATACCTCGTCTTACAATCCATTTATCTAATTTAGGAGCAGGAGGCATTTTGTTCGTGTACTTATATTCTGTTTTATATTTCTTCTTTATTCCAGAAACTCCTTTGTCTATAAACTCTCCATAGACATTCATTGAAATACCTGTTGTAACGACTCCATTTACATCTTTGGTATCTATAGGTCTTAAAGAATCGTTAAGGCTTCCAGAGGCATTATAACTACCAAATTTACCACCTTTAGACAAGTTCGCTTTTGCCTCAGTTATGATGAGGTCACGAATTATGCTTATTGCAGTGTTAGTACTATCCAGTAAGTCTTTTAATTCTGGCATACGTCTATATCGTTTTTCACAAATACATCAAAGGAATATGCCCAACCTGCTAGGTCATTCTCAAATCTATCGTGGAATGGCTCACAAGTTCCTTGACCAACTAATTCAAATAAATCTGTTCTCATAGTGTATCTGGACATTGACTCGTTCAATAAGTTAATAACCTTTAATTGAGTATTCAATACGTCTTGCTCATTATCTAATCCGTACATCAAGATATCAAACTCTGTTGCATCTGGATTGGTCTTAGACTGCCAAACTACATCCATAGATAAAATAGAAACATTAAACCTAATTACTCCTTTCTCTAATACAGCAGAATTTATCATAACGTGTGACAAAGGAAACATATCCTGTTTGTTTAAATCTACCTGCGTTATATCTCCATAGGTCACTGTCTTTACATCTGGACTGGCTAATAAGAAATTCCTTATCTTTTCAGTTACTCTGTAAAATGCTGATGCTCCATCGTTTGCCATTATCTCTTAGATTTATTTTTATTCATTTTGTTTCTTATTTCTATATTCTCTACTTCCTGCTTCTCTTTGTCATAGCATAATGCTAATAAACAGGTATGAAAGTTTAGTTTTGTAATATGCTCAATTCGTTCAACATTTCCTTTAATGAGGTGCTGAACGCTAGAATACCATCCCCATTTTTTATTAAATCCTGCTTTAAGGTCGTGTCCATCTCCACTTCCTCCTGTAAAGAGTTCAGCATAATTTTCGACAATTCGCTCCCTAAAGTGTAAAAAAAAACAATGGAACTAAATACTGCATCCAGAGGCATTTGTTTCATCGCATTGTGGAATGTATCTCCATCATACTCTTTAATTGAATACAGGACATCCTCGTGACTCTTGTCCACTGGTCTGTATAACACTGACATTGCCTTATGCATATTGTTCCAATCCCCAAAGAAATTGTCTAAGTCAATATATTCTCCAAAAGTCATTTCATCTAATTTAGGAATAAAGCCAAATTTGCTGTCTCCCATTTGAAAGGTTCTGACCAATTCATTTTTCTCATTTAAAACACTTCCTAGTATTCTGTTAATTCTTGCAACTTCTGTCATCGGAAACTTCATTGCTGTAGTGTAAGGCACTCCACAAAATATCTCTAACATCTTCAACTCCACAAACATCTGTGCTTTCTCGTTAGGCTCTACATCCTCAATAACCTTTAAATAACGCTGATATTGCTCTAAAGTAATTTCAGATAGGCTAGAGGGTACTGTGATTTTTATATTCATTTACAAGGCTTTATATTAATATAACGTTTAATTTATCTCAATTCTAATACTATGCATAAAAAAGGGCATCTTCTATAGACACCCTTATTTAAAAACTACTGCAAATCTATACCCAAAAAAATAGTCTGCAATCTAGTCTTATATCATACTTGCCTCAAAGCAAGTTCCAGAACAGACATCCTTATCGGTGTCCATTGGAGTTCCACATTCTGAGCATTCAAATTCTTTTTGCTCGTGAGGATTTAAACAGTCATACCAATCCATTATACACATTCTTTAATGGAGTCAACTAATCTTTCTTGCAGGTATGCTTGATGTTCTTCGTGTCCTGCTCTTACTAGATGCACCCAACTGGATAAATCCCTGTGTAAGTTTATAATGTCAAAGACCAAAGTTCCGTTAGGATGCTCCACATAGAGTTCTCCATCTGACTGGTGCAATGAAAAGGTTTCCCCTACATATACACTTCTTGCCTCTCGTTTCAATTCGCATATTTCAGCCTCGTATTTGTCAATCAATTGTGCTTTTGTCATAATCTCTTTTTTATAGTGTCGCTTTTGTAGTTATTAAACTCTGTAGTTTTGCAATCGTTGTTGCAGCAATTGTGTAATTTTCTAATAGTTGTTTCATCTTCTGACCATCATCATCTCCTTTGGCTAACCATTCTATAGTTTTCTGGAACTGAGGATGTTGCTCTGTCAATTGTACCTTATTTATTACTTTCTTTGTAATCTTTGTAGGCTTGTGGTCATTGGTGGCATCTGCATCTTTGGTATCATCTAACAGGAATAAATTTCCTAATGCATACTTTTTTCCATAACTGGATGCTGCACCAAATTGCTGAGGTTTTTGCATACCCTTAGAGTTAAGGTCTACACCTACTAAGGCAACAGCACTCACAGACGTTTTACCATCGGCATTGTCTACTAAGGTAGCAATTGATTTCATAATAGGTAATCCTCCCTCTGCACTTATTAATTCCTCGTTTATAATCAAGGAGCAATCGTGTTCTACTAACAATGGCTTGATAGCCTCCAGAATATCTTCTGCTGAACGATACTTATATTTACCAAAGGCATTTGTCTTGCTTTTTGGTGCTTTAAGTGTTGTCTGAATAATTGATAATTTCTGTGTTACTGACTTTCTAATACTTGTTTTCATAATTATTGGATATTTATTAAAATTGATTTCTTTATCTCTAATTGCTTAAAAATTTCTACTGTAGTAAAAATGTCTGAGTGATGGCTAGATTTCATTAATTGTGCCTCTAGGTCTTTGATATCACGTCTTAGGTCATCGGCTTGTGTTCTCATAATTATACTGTTTGAACTTCTACTTCGTTAAGTGATAAATGTCCATTATCTCCTATAAAGGTAATGATACTATTTTCTAAGTCTACTTCTACTGTACCCATTTCCCACATCTCTAGGTCTTCCCAATGTTGGATATGTTCTTCTTCTAACCAAGTTAGTAATTTTTCGTCTAGGTTTTTCTGTTCTAAGTTAATTTGAACTAATTGCCCTTGTCTGGTTTCCATTTGAAATAATTTCATAATATGCTTGTTTTTTTAAATTAAGATGCTCCGTTAAAAATAGATAAAGCAATAGATACTGTATCTGTAAATTTTTGATGTTTGATTGAATCTAGTTGTGCTTTAGTACGAACTTCTTCGGCAGTAAATGGCAAAGCATTAACTAAAAGATTAAGAAAAACTCTCTGGTTCGATAAAGGGGTTGCTGTTTTCTGACTAGGATTTTCATTAAACTTAGATTCTAAATCAACAATACGATAATTGGTATCTACGATTTTTTCTAAGATTGATTTTTTTGAGTGACTCTCTCCGAATTTTTTAAATTTTGTTACGTCCATTTGTCCTTGTTTTTTTTGGTAGCCTTATTTGGCATATGTAAATATATAAATAAATTATTTAATCTACAAATGTTTATAAGCCTATTTTTATCTAACTGCGTAAGTTCCGTAATTTGGTCTTGATAATCTGTTGACTATCGAATAACGTGTCGCATCAATTGCGTGATTGAAAGCATCAAATGGCTTGTTGGTTATGTTACCATTTTTATCTTCTATGTATTTATAGTTCTTAAATTCCTTTATAAGATTATGAGAGTCTTTTGTAACCACAATCTTGTATCTACGCATCATATCAATACTTAGATTAATTGCTCCTTTAAACGTTGGCTTAATATTCCATCCCATTTTATGAATTTCTGCTATTGATTTTGGTTCTGCACTATCTGCCCATATTTCTTGTCTCCTATCTAAACCTAACAATTCAAATTGTTTTCCTATATCTTGATTTGTCATTTCAGTCCTATAGAGTAATTCTTCTACATACATAAAGTCTCCATCAATATAAGTTTTTACCAAACTGGTTGGGTCATTGGAGTACCCAAAATCTAATCCCATCCCTAATAACTTTGCTGTATCTGGAATAGTCTCGCAAGTTGTAAAGTCAAATATTAAACTTCTACTTTGTCCTCTCTCTCCTAGACCATAGATTTTCCAATAGTTTTCATCTGTTCCTTTAAGCCTTTCAATTTCTTTAATCAAAGATGGCTCTAAAAAAGGGTTGTCTAAATACGTTGTCTGAAAGAAATCACAATCTTCTCTAGGTATTACCTTGTCATATATCCAGTGAAATTCATCCGATGGATTAAAATCTAATATTATTCTTTCATTCGTTCTTATGTTCAATTGAAAAAAGTCTTCCCAGTTTAATTCGTTCCCCTCGTTTATGAATAGCAAATCTCTTTTCCTACCCCTAATCTTTTGTGGCTCATCCAGTGATACAAACTCTATGGTATTTCCCATAAATCTATACTCGTTTATAGACTTGTGGTGGTTGTCTTCTGAATAAAGGTCGTGAGTATTAAGAATGTCAAATAAGTCACGCATACTTGAACCTCTTAATGCCGGACCCTGTTTTCTCGTGATGGTAATTATCTTACCAGTATTGGTCATACAGTATCTAAACAATATCCACTGCAAGATGTTATAGGTTTTACCAGAACGAGTACCTCCTTGCTCTATGATAATCCTTTTCTTGCTAGTATCTAAATGCTCAAATACTACATTAGTCTTTAGTTGTATGGATAACTTCAATGTCTATTTGTATATCATTACCATCTAATCCTACTATCTCTTGTCGTTCCACGTACCCTCTATTTTTACCTTTGGTTTTCAGTAAGAATATTGTAGCACTAGGATTACCTGCATCTATTAAATTATACAGTTTCGTTTCAGCAAAATCTAAAACCACATTCTGGATTTCTTCTACTTGGTCTTTAAATTCAGTATCTTCTTTCATCCACCTGTATGGAGTGGTTCTATTTACTCCTATCTTCTTGGTTGCCTGTGAGACTATACCCATAGATTTTTCAAGTGCTTCCAGAAATTGTTCTTTTTTAATATCCATTACTTAGATTTTGGGGATTTCCACGCTTTACTGTATTTGTATTCCTTGATGTTTAAGGCATCGAAAACACCCTTACGATATAATAGTTCAACTTCATCTTTCGTGCATCCTATACCATCCCTAATTTGTTCTGTGGTATAATTATACTTGTCTATTAACTCTGTAATAATATCGTGCATCAATACCGATACGTGATTTCCTTTTGCTCTGTTTATTCTAATTGTCAAAAGCATACGTTCTGGCTCATTAATATCCATTACAACAACTGGCACTTTACCATCATATTTTTCTAATAGTTTT